CGCGCCGGATCTCACCCCGACGCCGTATCACGCATCGCATCAGGGCGCGTTGCGGTCGGCACGGTTGCGGCAGACCGGCTATACGCTGACCTGGACGGCGGTGGGGACGAGTTCCACCGTCTATCTGCAAGACCTTGATCCGGGCGTGACGTGGACGCTCAATATTGACGGCGGTGGGGCGAACGCCATCACACCGAACTCCACGACCGCGCCTGGGCACTATTCGTTCTCGGTGGCGAGTGCGGGGTCGCACACGATTGTCATCGCGAGTACCGGCGTCGTGGAGGGCGGCACCTGCTCGAGCGTGACGTTGGCGTTCGCGCTGGCCTCGCCGTTGACGGTCGGCACGGTCGGATCCGCCTACAGCCAGAATATTACCGTCACAGGCGGCAACGATCCGTACACCTACGCGAAGACCTTCGGCACGCTCCCGCCTGGGCTGACGCTCGCCTCAAACGGCACGCTGAGCGGCACGCCGACCGTGAGCGGGACGTACACCTTCACCGTGAAAGCGACCGATGACGACGACTGTAGCGACAGTAAGAGCTATTCGCTACTCATCGATCCGGCGCCCGTGTCGAATAACATCCAGCGCATCGGCACGGCCACCTCATTCGCCAACGTCAGCGGCTCCGCGACCACGATGACCGGATCGGTGATCGTGCCGGCGACCGGCTCCAATCGGATGCTCTATTGCGGGTTTGCGGGCAACGCCTCGGACGTGTTCACAAGTGCCACCTATAACGGCTCCGCGATGACGCTCGTGAATAAGGTCAAGGTGCCCGGCGATATTTGGCACTATGCCTATCGGTTGCTCAATCCCACGACTGGCACAAACAACCTCGTCGTGACGTTTAGTGCTGCGACGGCGATGACCGCGATGTGTCAGGCCTATAGCGGCGTGAACCAGACGACGCCGATCAATGCCTCGGCGGTGTTCTGCTCCGCGCAGCCGACGACCAGTTGCACGTCCCCGACGCTACTCGCGTCCTCGGCGATTCACGCGGAAGTGACGGCGACCCTCGACAACACGTGGACGATTCTGACCGGGCGCTCATGGACGGGCGCGACGGCGAGCGTGGGATCGAATCTGTTGATCAACGTGCCCGGCTATGGCGCCTGGGCCTTCGACTACGGCCCGCATGTGGCGGGCGGGATCAAGTCGATGGATGCGACATTTGGGAGTGCGACCCGCTGGGGCGCGGTGATCGCGGCGATCAATCCCGTGCCGTAGACCGCCAGAGTCGCGTGCGGAGGCGGTCGGTGGGCGTGGGCGTGGGGTGATAGAACGGGGCCGGACGGAAGAGGCGACGGAGCCAAGACCACAGCATCGCAGCGTCCTTTCGCAAGAGTGGACGGACAGGATAGCACAGGGTGGGGGAAACGACTGTGAGGTTTGACACTCTCTGAACTTTTGGCGGATCTGTATCGGCGGAACGGGTACGCGACGAGTCCCGCCTCCGAGATCACCACGCGCTACACCGCCCTGCTGAACGAAACGCAGGCGGAAATCCTGTCCCGTCCTGGCCTTGCCTCGTTGCTGCATGGCTCGCTCACATTCGCGTCGGTGGCGGACGTGCCGACTTACGGCCTCCCGCAAGCCGTGGCGCGGGTGAAGGCGATCTACGAAACCACCAACGATCAGCGGCTGACGCCGATCTCGCTCGATACGTATCGCTCCGCATTGCCGGATGCGGCGGCGGTGACGGGCACGCCGTACAACTTCGTGGACCTGGGCTTTCTGGGGGTCGCGAAGCAGCCGAGCGATGCCTCCAGCATCTTCGTGGATTCCACCTCTGCGTCTGACACGAACACCGCCTACTTGGAAGGCTACCGCACGGGCGGGTACTTCGTCAGCAAGTCCGTGTCGATGACCGGGCAGACAGCGGTGAATATCTCCACCGCGATCACGGACTGGCTGTTCCTCACGAAGTTCTACATCTCAGCGGCAGCGGTGGGGGAAGTCACGCTGCACGAAGACGCCAGCGGCGGCACCGAATTGGCCCGCATTCCGCTCGGCCAAACCCACGCGCGGTATCGCCGGATTGCGTTGGCGCCCACGCCAAGTGCCGCCGTGACCTACACCGTTGACTTCGAGTGGGATCCGCAAAACATGGCGAACGCGATGGACGAACCGATCCTGCCGCCGCGCTTTCATCGCTTGCTCGGTCTGGGCGCGCGGATGAAGGAATACGAGAAGAAGGATGACGACCGCTTCCGTGGCGCGAAGGCGCTGTTCGATGAGGGGCTGTCCGACCTGATCTACTTCGTCGCAAGTCAAGCGGTGGGGATGCCGGTGATGGGTGGCTGCTCCACGCGCCGTCCGTCATCACTCGGGCCGTGGTACCCCAGTGGCTCGTAAGGGACCAGACCCCATCGTCGTGGATCGCATTAGCGGGCGGAACGATACCGATCCGCCGATGAGCTTGCCGCTGCACATGGCGACGGAGTTTCTCAACTGCGATTGGAAAGACACGCCGTTTGGACGCAAGCGGGGTGGCGCGACGGCAGTGTCACAGACAGGCGGCACCGCGTTCAGTTCTGGGCTACAAACGCTTGTCAGCCTCTTGGCGAGTGGCGTGGAAACCGCCAGGCAACTGTGGGGCGTGGATGGCGCGGCCACGCCGATTGTGAAGCGACTCACGGGCGGCGCGACATGGGCCGATGTGACGCTCGATGACGCCATCGCCACGGCGCCCCAGGATGTCGTGGCCGTGCCCCTGAACGGCAAATTCTTCATGGCGTACGACTCGTCCGTGGATCGTCTCCATGTGTACGACCCGGTGCTATCGAGTCCCCGCGTGCGTCGGGTGGGCTTCGCGACCCCCGGCGCGCCCTCGGTCGCGAATACCGGCGCGGGGGCATACGCCGCCACGCTCCGCTATTACCGCGTGCGCTGGCTGCAAATGAACGGCACCGTCGTCGTCCGCCGATCTGAGCCGGGGACGAGTACCAGCTTCACGCCCTCCGGGGCCGGCACCGCGGCCCGCATCACCCAGCCGACTGTGGCAGGGGAAGGCGAAACACACTGGGAAGTGGAAACCTCGACGGATAACACGACCTGGACGGTGTGGGCGGGTGTGGCGAACTCGAGCCAACAGATCGCCATCGGCACGACCACTACCGATGACACCGCGACCCCTGCGGCCCACGCCGCGGTGGAACCTGCGGCGGATGTGGCGGGGATGTATAGCCGCTTCCCCTCCGTGAAGTACCTGATGACCGACGGCAACCGCCTGCTGGGGGCCAACGCCTGGGAGTCGACGGGCGCCGATAGCGGCGGCAAGACCTCGCGCATCTGGTTTACGCCCGTGCTGGGGAGCGCGGACAAGGGCGACGACGAACGCGCCCCGAACCAGTCCACACAAAAGAACTGGGTGGATCTGAACGAGAACGACGGCGGCGCGTTGACCGGCTGCGGCGGCCCGCTCTCGGGCCTCTTGTGGTGGTTCAAATACCGACAGGTGTGGAAACTGCAACCGACGGGGGATCTGTCCGCGCCCTATATTCCGCGCAAGATGCGCGACGACATTGGCTGCATTAGTCACAAAACCATCTGCATTGGCGGCGACCAATACGGTCGGGCGGCGCTGTACTTCCTGTCACATCGCGGCCCCTATCGCGTGACGCAGGACGGCGACATTGAGTACCTGGGCCGCGACAACGAAGTGACGTGGCGGTCGATGAACTTGGCCGCGACCACGGTGGTCGCGCACAGCACGTACTACCCGGATCTGCATCAGTGGTGGCTGTGGATTGCGACCGGCTCGAGTAATGACCCCGACGTGAAGATGGTATTCGATGTCCAGAAAGGCCTGGAAGACACGAACAACCAGATCCGGGGCGGGTGGGCGAAACACACGGGTGACTCGGCGGGCGCACGCTGCGCCACGCTCTTTGCCAACACGATCGGCGCATCGATGTCGCGGGATCTGAAGCCCCACATTGGGCGCAGTTCCGGCACCGTCATTCTCAAGTGCGACACATCGGACACCGACGACAACGCGACCGACTTTCAGGCGTACATCACCACGCGCCCTGTACTGACGACCGCCGACCTCGCGCACAAGGTCGGCTGCCTGGAACCGACCGTAATTGGCAAGGCGCTGGCCGGCAGCGACGTATCGGTCACCATCGCCCGTGACTTCGGGAAAGAGACGCGGACCCAGAGCATCAGCCTCGCGCCAGCGGCGAGCGAAACCCGCGTGGTGCAGAAAGTGGCGGCGCTCGAGATGGGCGAAGCGGACGCCATCCAGATCACCGTGGGCGACAGCGCGGCCAACGATGAAGTCTGGTCGGTCGATGCGGTGATTGTGCCGGTCGTCTCGCAGGAGGCGCGGTAGATGCCACTGAATATCGGCATCGATGCGTCGGGCCTCGACGGCAAGTTGCGGATGGTGCTGGACTCGCTCATTTCGTCGTTGCAGACGTGGGTGGGCGGGCAGGAAGGCATTAACGCGGCGCAGCGCCTCGATGAGCTGGCGACCGGATTAGGGCGTCTGGCGTCGGTGCCGACAGGCGCGGGGTTCCAGTGGTTCACGAACACGGCGCCCACGGGGTATTTGCTATGTCAGGGACAGGCGGTGAGCCGCGCGACATATGCGGCGCTGTACCTCCTCTGGGGCACGTTTTATGGCATCGGTGATGGGGCCACCACGTTCAACCTGCCCGACTTGCGGCAGCGGTTTCCCCTCGGCAAAGCGGCGAGTGGGACTGGGGCGACGTTGGGATCAACGGGGGGGTCGATTGATCACACGCACACCGGCCCCAGCCACACCCACACCATCAGCGCGAGCGGGACGCACACGCACAGCGACGGCTCGTATGCGACGGATGCCCACAGCGCGTTGTCGAATCTCACGGTGGACGGGAACCTGGACGGGGTCACGCTGTCGGCCAGCCACACCGGCCACACGCACAACATCACCGGATCAAGCGGCGCTGATGGCGATCACAGTCACGGCGGCGCCACCGCAGCGGGCGGCACGGGCGCGACTGGCACCGCGAACCCGCCGTTCTTTGTGGTGAATTACATCGTGAAGACCTAGAGGAGCAGGCGCGATATGGGACAGGACG